AACTTCCTCTCGAAGCCGGAAAACGTTATCCGAAACATGTATTATATCAATTATACCAGCTGTATCGCAAATGAAACGATATTTGAATATATCGAAGAAACGTATGCCGCACAAAGCGAAGATACCGTTGAATACGATCTCAGTTATTTCTTTGGGGACGGACATAAAATTACGGCAGACAAGGAACAGCTGACCCGCCAGCTTTTCGCGCAGTACCCCGACGAAGAAACCTTAAAGCGTTGCGTTATTATGAATTACTTCGACAGCGACGCCAACAGCCGCGCAAACAAAATGTGGAACAACGTACTCGCAGGTTAATCGTTTTCCTGAAATATAACAAAACCGCTTTCTCCGATAGAGGTTGCTCGAAGCAAAAGAGAGGGGATGAACTTCGCTATTGCCACAGAGACACGATCGTAGCAATCCTCATTCATCTCATCCTCTCCGCTTATCTTCGAGGTAAGACACATATCCAAAAGGTCAGCCTCCGACACCTGAATGCCGAATGTCTGAAACTTCTGTTGTATGTAGTCGTTTACCGTCATCTTAATATGGTGTAATCAATCTACTATATGCAGTGTAACTATAATGCGTACAATACTTCGATTTATATACGTATCGGAACGGACATTTAGGAACAGCAACCAGCTTGCTTTGAATAGCCGGACTTTCAGCAATAACAAATACAGGTTGCGGTGCTGTTAACACCAAGTAATCCATTGGAACGATTTTAACCACCTCGTTCTGAGTCATCGGCAGACCAACATCAACCATCACGACATCTGATTTTGGCAAAATAGGTTCACTAATACTTGATGCCTGTACGCCCAATGAAACCAAGGACATCATCAAAAAGCCACACATGGCAAAAATAAAATTCTTCATTTCTTTACTGATTTATAAAATTAAACAATGGAAGGATAGAGATACTACCCTATCCCTTTTATTCGATACCTAATGCTTCTTTCAAAGCAGAAGTCTTTTCTTCATCCAGTTCCCCTACTTTAGAAAGAAGTGTTCCCTCTCTCATATTTGCAGTTACAGAGACACCGATAGACTTCAATGCTTCTACAACGTCTTTCTTTTCAAACTCCTGTTCGAAGAGAAAAATCCCCTTAGAGGCTTTCTTCTCTTCGATAACTTCGGCAAGTTTGCGTTCCGAAAGGTCTTTCACGCGGGTTTCGTCTTCAAAATCGAGGATTGTACCTGGATTGTACACTTCGCCAGTAAACTTGTCGCGGAAAATATCAATCACTTTAATCTTCATAGAATCCTCCTTATCCCTCCGGGACAGCGTTCATGGTTGATAAATCGAAATTCACAATCTTATTCGGAGAAGTAAATTCAGGAATCCACTCAGCGGTATACTCCATGTATCGACCTTCTTCGTCACGATAGTTACATACTGACATCTGACCTTCAGCGGTATTATAAGAACGTCCCGGAACCGGATCGGTCATAACATACGGCTTATGGTGGCGCATCTTCATCACCTTGTCTGTCTGCAACAGGGTAATACGGTTATCAGCATAAATCTGCACGTTCTCGCCCGCCTGATTCTCTACGTAATCCTCCTTAATCTCGATCGCTGGAAGTCCGATGCCTGTAAAAACACTGGAGGCCATCTGGTCAGTCACCAACCCTGCATTAACCATGAACTCACGCTCGCCAAGAATCATCTTGAACTTGTCACCGAACTCGGAAGCCCCTACGATGTTCTTCATAAATGTTCCCCGAGACATAATCATCTTAGAGAACACACCGTATTTGGCTTTCAGCTTTTGAATCTCCTGCTGTAAGTAAGAGATAAACATATTTTTTACCGCGGCTTCCGGAGTAAGAAAGTGGAACGGCAACTCAATGTCAAGCAGTTCAATGTTTTCTTTGTTATCCGCCATGTAAACGACAGACTTTCCAGTCATCATCAACTCCGGAACAACGATATCCATACGCTTGTGCGGAGCAAGCAGGATTTGACGATAATCATCAACGATAAAGTCAATAATTTCCTGCAAAATCGTACGCTGGTCAGCAGTGTTAGCAGCATTGAACTTGTCAATGATATCCTGCAACTGTGACAGGCGTTCAATATCCATTTGGTAACGGTCACCTAGATAAGCGATTTCAGTATAACCACTTCCGAGGTTACGTCTTTCTCTCAACGGCTTCTGGTCATTCTTGCCAAGAATAGAACCGGCAACAACACCTGTAACCGTCCCCATATACGTCTTGAAAACGCGCTGTTTGGTTTCCAAGAAATCACCGTATTGCTTCCAGTAGATTGTATCCAATCTCAATTGGAGCACACGATCAATCACCGCCTTGACGATGTTAGGATCTGTAAATAAAGTTTGTATGGTCAAATTCATATCTAAACTTTTAATGATTAATACTCAAACTGGAAACGGCTTGTCAATCCGACTTTATCCAGGTCATGGATCGGAAGGATCAGCTTACTTTCCTTCACTTCATAGGCCTGCATCAGGAGAGTACAAAGAACAACGCCATCGCTTTCAACTTTCTTCGCATCGTAGAGAACGAAGTTTGCTGTATTCTTCTTTGCTGTGCCTCCTACTGCGGTCGCTTCAAACAGAACGGCATCCTTTGCGATATTCTCCCCAAAAGCGGCTTCGATGGTCAGAACGTCATAGTTCTTATTGGCCTTGTCGATAGCGGTTACCTTCGCTCCTTTCTTGCCACTTCCAATAAACATGCCGACATAAGCCAGCGATTTCTTTGCAATTTTGATGGATAAAGCATCTGCTTCAGTGGTGTAGGCCTCTACAACTTTCACGTTGCGAACCGGAACCAGTGTGCGCTTTACCAAATCAGCCTGAACCGGAGTGAATACAGGTAAGAAAGAACCGACAAGCAAATTGGTAATGTCCAACTTCCAGGGGCCGCTCTTTCTAACGCCAGTTTCAACACGGTAAAACTCCTGCGGTTCGTACTGCGGAGTTACATCATAATGTGTACCTGCTGCCATAATTAATTTTTGTTTTGTTCAACAATCGTTTTTGTGCCCTCCGAAATCATACCGGCAATAGCTTCACTTTCGGTCTTGTCATCTCCTCCTATTTCAGGGCTTTTCACTTCTGCAAATCCCGCATTAACGAAAGTCTGCTTTGCGTCCTTCATAAAGACATCTAAGTCCGCATCATCTGTAACTTTCAACATGGGAACAAGTGTTTCGGGAATACCGTACTCCTTTGCCTTTGACAAAATCTGTTCTTGACGGGTAGCCTGTAACTTTTCTTGCTTTAAAGCCGAAAGTTCAGTCGAAAGATTCTTATTAGAATCAATCAACGTTTGCGCCCATACAGGAACATCTTCTTTCTTTTCTTCTGGGTTCGGATTGGGGTTCTCGATTGGTTTACCGTCCTTCAGATTGTGTTTCTTCTCGTAGTTGATTACTGCGGAAGAAACTGCACCATTAGCCCGGAAATCACCATAGGAATTTAACACGTCTTGAAAGCTTACTCCATCCACAATTGGCTGTACTTGGCTTTCATCCGTTACACCGGTCGCTTTCTTTTCTGCGATTCGGATCAAAGTAGCTTCATCAACCCCAGGGAATTTGGTTTTGAGTAATGCTAAAATCTTTTCTTTCATACCGTATGAATTTTCGTTTAAAATCTTTGGTATAAAAGTAGATAGCTTACTTATTGAAAGGAAATATTAAGGAAGGTAGTAAACCACAATCGGGCGATTGTGGGAAAGTAAATAAAAAAGACGCGAAACCGGGGAGGAATCGCGCCTCTTTTATTATTATCTGTTTTCTAAATAGAAATCAATACTCAGTTCAAAATCTTTTCTTAACTCTGTTAGAGTTCTTCCCTCATAGGTTATAAGGCTTTTCTTCATACCAAGAACTTTACCAAACAAGCAACCATCTTCTTTGCTATATTCGACAGTTCCTGAATAACCTTGGTACTTCAATTCTTCTCCAATTGGAAGATGTTCTTCTTCGTAATCAGCTACAAGATTTGATAAGATATCTAATTCAACTAATCTCCTATCAGTAGCAGGTGTTTCATTATTTGTCATAGGAAGGAGTTCTTCTATCCTTTGACAAATGGCTTTATATTCAGTGTCGTTTTTGATTTCAACCATCACATAGCAGGAGTTAACTCAACAGTCAAGCCCAATGCAGATGCAATACGATAAAATGTTGAAACTTTAGGCTCAGTAATTCCATTCTCTACACGGGATATATAGGATTTATTAGTACCTATCTTCTCAGCAAGCTCCGCTTGAGTCATTTTTGCTTTCTTCCTGGCTTCCTCAATAATCATCCCAGTGAAAAAAGCGTTAGCTCTCTCCTCGGCTGCAGCCCGCTCTGGTGTCCCTTCTTTGCCAAACTTCGCATCAAGCACAACATCATAATCCACTATTTTGTGATTGTTTGTCTCCATAATATTCCTCCTTTATTTTTAATGCTTTTTTTATTTCATTCGATGGTGTTTTTTGTGTTTTCTTCTGAAAACCATTGAACAAGACCACAATTTGTCCATCATCAAAGATGAAAAACACACGATAGATATTACTATTTGATTCTATTCGCAGTTCATAAAGTCCATCTCTAATGAACTTCACAAACTTGGTTGGCAGTCGATCTTGGGTTTTAAGCAAAAGTAGCGCATATTGTACTTTATCCTGCTCTTTTACAGATAACGTATCCATAAAAGCCTCAAAGTATCCACCGTATGTTCTTATCTTTCGTTTCATGTAGCAAAGATACACAAAGTATATCAGTTGAGCAACTTTTGCGTAATTAAAATAAGACTGATATGTAAAAAAAATAGCGGCTACCCCACCGGAGCAACCGCCAACTGTTCTATTTTTAAATAACGAAATTATAAACCCCGTATTTTTTCTGACTAAGAAGCGTTTTTATGTTCTGTTTTTAAGATTTCATTCTTACGAGCAGCTTGTTCTTCTTTTATTTCAGCAAGTTCTTCATCCAGCCGTTCTAAGTTACCTGCAAACATAACGCCATGCTTTTGAGACCAAACCTGTCCTTGAACAGCCTTTACAGCAACAGAGACTTTATCTTCCAAATTATCAATAATATAAGGCTGTATTTCAACATCAATATCAATTGTTTCGGAAGGTTTTTCGAAATTGGTATTAATCGAACCAAGCGCAGAAATTAAGAAATTAATACGCCTCTGTAAGAAAGGGCCTATTTCTTCTGCCGAATTTTCGACCGCCATGTGAGCGCCCATGAAAACATATCGAAAAGCTTCTCCAGATAAAGCATTGCCGGTTCCTTTCAGGTTTTCAAATGAGATACGCGGAGTATTGGTAAGTGCATACGCCTGATTGAAGTGATTTTCAAATTCGACTTTTACCGGATCACTTGCTTGATTCCAGGTCAAGTAGGCGGCATCCGCTCCCTCCCCTGTCAGTTGGACAACCCTGTTTCTAAATTCGCCAGACATTTTATCTACGTCTCCAAACAATTTTAGGATCGGGAAGAAGTGGTAATCGATACAATCCGCATAACTGGAAAGAAGTTTCTCCAATCGGACACGGATAGTCTTTATCTTCTCACAGTATGCTTCAGGACGATAACAATAGAGAACCGGTAGTTTCTTGAATCCATGTTTAAAGGCAGCAACCAATTGCCAGCCTTTGTCTAATTCCCATTGATAAACCATATCTTTCGTTACAGTCATAAAGCAAGTGATTTCGTGATCGTCCAGGTCTTTCTTCTTATACTCACGGGAGAAAGCTACCATATCCCCTGAATCATCAAAGAAGGGATAGAGCTTATCCCCTCGGAACGGAGACCACAGAACACTACGTAATTTATACTGAGGCATAGACTTGCCAAACAGATTAGCTACTTTCGCTTTCAGCTTAGCCCAAAAGCCATCATCTTTTGTCACATACCAATATTCGGCACACTCCTGTTCTGAAAGCCAGGCACGAACAATCTTCCGGTTCTGATACTTGATTTTATTCTTCTTCAAAACCTGTTTCAGGGCTTCGAAGATACCTTTCTCCGATTCAGCAGGGGTACAATCCATCTTTGGTTCTGTACCAACGGTGAAAGCAGTCTGAATATTCACGATATCCTGTTCCAAGGGAAGAGCAATACGGTTAGGATCGACCTTCTTAGTCTTTTTCGGGATAGTTACCTTTTTTCCGGCCTTTTCGTCATACTCTTCCTTCTCCTGCTCAATTGTGATTTCGATCTGGGGATATTTCTCTTTATCGAAAATTTCATGCTTATTCGGATCCCAATCAGCATATAGTTTTCCCCGATCCGGAAGCTGAGTTTTCCGGCCTTTCTTAAGATAGTAGATTTTACGTTCTACATCTTCGAGTGATAATATTTCTTCTAATGTTTTCATACGCTTATTTTTAATGTGCAAATACTCCAGAATTATCTTTGGGTTTCAAAATCTTGCCTAGAAGCATACCCAATACATAATAACGAGCCGCATCTATCAGGTGATTGTCTTTGTCAACAGGAGTATTGATATAGTTATCGTCTTTATCTTTATCCCAGACATAGTTTCTAAGTTCGTTTATGAGATTGTATGAGCGCTCAGTAACGAATAATTCCATATCCTTCATCTTATCGATACCTGCATTGATAGAACCCGGATACTTATCTACTGGGTAGATGTTCACACCACCGTTCTTTATCTCCTGGATCAAACGAGGATCGGCAGAGTCCGCCATAACCTTCAATCCCCACGGCTTAAGAATTTTGGTTATACCGGAAGACAACATTCCTGTCTGATAACATAGTTCATCCAAGTATAAAGCATTGTCCACGATACCACACCGAACAGATGCTGAAGGATCGTTTGTATATCCAAAGTCTTGACCAATACCAACCTTTTTGCACCATTGCGGAAACTCTTTCACAATACCCCATTTCTTGAACACTGCTCCTTCCGCAACATCAGCCCACCGGCCGATAACCACATGAGCATACTTTTCGGGATTACTCTCCTTCATATCCTCTACCTCCTTTAGAAACTCCGGGGAAAGATTATCCAGGTTATCCAGGTAGGTTGTATGAATGTGAAGCACATTCGGATGTGTGGAGACCTGAACCTGCACGCCATCAATCTCTACCAGCCTGTGAGTGTTCTCAATGTACTTCTTATAAATAAAGTGATTGGAATCACAAGGGTTCATTATGATGATAATCCGGTTCTGAATACCCTTCTTACGAATGGAGAGCATTATCTTGTCGAATTCTTCTTCGTTTGTCCACTCTTCCGCTTCGTCGCAGACGAAAGTAGTGATACCCTGGATAGATTTCAGTTTCGCTGTTTGGTTTCCTGAGGAAGTTTTGATGCCTCGGAACATGATACGGCTCTTAGTCATTTTGTTGACTATATCCGTCTTAGTAGTCTTGAAATACTTGGTTGTTCCGTCTAACTCTATTTTCTCCATCATTTCCGGAATAATAGACATACCGGCAGAAACCATCGTATATCGAGTATAGAGTATCTGATGAACAATCTTCTCGGCTTCCGTCATTTCAAAGGTCAGCCGTTCGATGAAAGTGGAAGCATTGAAACTTTTTCCGCTACCTCTTCCTCCGGTGATAAGGATTATAAATTTGTCCGTATCAGTGTATAGGGGGTGATATGTCGCCTGGGGTTCTATCATTTCAGTTTGTCTTTAATCCAGGAATCAATACTGATACCATGGTTTATGTCGGTAGGAATGTCAGTTTCTTCATCCTGCTTGCGTTCAACCTTTCTCCAGTCTTCATCGTAATGATAGAGCCAAACCGACTGTGCTTGCAAACTGGGAGCCAGTTCGCCTTCTACTGTTTGAACTTCTTCTTCACCTGTTAGATTCCCGTCCTTATCCTTTATCTTTCGTATAGTGGTACTTTTTGTCTTAACACCCCCTAAGGCCATAGCAAGGAACTTTGCCCGGACTGTTGCCGTTATGGTCGCCCGCCCGCGCGTTAATACTTCGCTTAATTCAGAGTACTGACTCTTCTTCTCGCAAAATGTCTGAGGGGCTAACCCAACAGCAAAAGCTATTTCCTTGTCTGTGAACCCCTTTTTTGCATACGATTCTACGAGAGAAAGAAAATCCTCGCTTATATAATCAAACTTAGGCTTTCTTCCTCCACGACTATTTGTATTTTGAGATTCACTATTACTCATATCACACCTCCACTATTTCAAATTCACCTACATACATCTTACCTATCCAATCGGCTTTCTGTTTTTCGGTGGCTGATTCATAAATGCGCCCACGCTTTGATAAATGTCTCTTCAAGAAACGCTCACGGCTTTTGTATTCTCCATATGATTTGTCAGTAGATAAACCTTTAGCTTTGCAAAAAAATAATCCTGTTTCTTTATACCTGAATTTTACAGCCATATCAATCTATCCTCTCTATCTGATCGGAAAATACTTCTCCTTTTACAAACTTCATATCCGGATCATACCCAAATCTTGCCATAAAAGCAGCTTTCGCCTCAAAGGTATCAAAGGACAGCATCACGTAAGCATCCATGTTCTCGGCTTGCTTCTGTGCATTCTCCTTTACCTGTTGCTTGACTCCTTTCATGTGAGCTACCTTTGTGGCACGTTCTAACTGCTTGGCGGCTTTATCGGCTGCCTCCGAGCTTTCCTCTTTTGTCTGCAAAAGATAGTCAACGCCAATCATGTTTAGGTCGGCATCAGTCAGTCCAGCGTCTTTCCAATCAATATCAGGAACAATCTGAGCAAGGGTATCGAAATCCCAAGAACCTTGCGCATTCGGGTTATTCATCAAAATATTAAGTTCCTTCTCCTGTTTTTCGTCTACGTCAATCACATCCACACGAATACAGTAGTCGTTATCGGGGAACTTCTGCAAATCATCCATAACAGACAGACGCTGGTGCCCGCTGACCACAGTCAAACCGGTACGTCTATTCACGACAATACCACCAACCAAACCAAATTTCTTAATTCCACGCTTCAAAGTCTTACGAGATTCGTCCGACAACTTGCGAGGGTTATAGTCTGCGAAGCGAATAGCCGAACGGCTTAGTTCAATTGATTCACTCTTTATGTATTTGCTTAATTCCATTGTCATATTCAAATAAAATTCTTTCACTCATAGGAAATGCTTTGATAATCTTTTTCAAATCTCCTGGAAAATTCTCACGAAGCCACAAAAAGCAGTCAAGATTGAACCCGATACCGCCCGAAGCCTTACTTGAATACCGGATCGGCTCGGGAAGTCCTTTTTGCCTCATGTAGGTTAGAACCTCTTTCTGTGTCCAGTCGGCCAAAGGATAAACTTTACCTGCATTCTCATAATCAGGATAAGTATTCAGCATCAGCCTACGGTTCATACTGTCAGCTTTCTTCATCCCATAAAACACGTAATCAATGCCAAACTTTAAACGCATAGCATTATCTACGTCAGCCAGCTTCAACAGCTTTATCTTTGGATTAGGGACACAGTACATGCCTGATCGAAGAATATAGGTCAAATTCCAGTGTGGAATCTGTATAAACTCTACTTTTGGATATCTGGCCTTAACCCAGTTCACCCAGCGTTCGATATGTTCTAATCCTGGGACAAAGTACATGAAAACACATACTACCATTTCAAACCTTGGATAAAGAAGATCCAGTAATACAAGACTGTCCTTACCTAAAGAACAAAAAACGATAGCCTCATTAGATTTTACTCTAACGAAGTCTATCGTCCTATATGTTCTCTCAAGCAAGGTCATCCTGAACTCATGCCTAAACCTGCACGCACATTTCTGTACTGTTGGTTTCTTGTAATGAATCTACCACCTTGAGAAACTCTGTTTGTTCCTGGTACCGTCAAACCTCTACGGCCGCCTCCGTAATTAGAGGTCGCAACACCCGCTCTGTTAGTTCTTCTACCGACTCAGCAAAAATATTAATGGTTAAACATTGGATTTATCTAATACCTTACCCAGATCATAAACGATCTGAGCCATTACGTATTCAACGCCATCGACTTCATAAGGAATATCGTTGCCATCTTCGTCTGTCAAGATTTCTACTTTTGCGCCTTTTACTTCTACGATCGCAAATGGACGTGTGCCTTTATACTCACCTGTGAGAAATTTAATCGCATCGTATTCAACCGGCACAACTTCGGGTTCTTGATCTTCTGGCACTTCTTCAAAATGCTTGTACTCTTTGTCACCAACTTTATACCGGACATATTTTTGAGAAGTGTTAGGCCGGATCTCTCTAAACTCTTGTGTTTTATTGCCGGCTAAAATTTCATCAAAAAACTTCTGTTTAATCGAAAGCGTTAAAACGTTCATAATCGTGTCTATTTTATTAATAAATAATCAGTTGCGGGGGCGTGGATCGAACACGCGACCTCTACCAAGTCAAAGTAGCAAGCTTACCAACTGCTCTACCCCGCGATAGCACCACTAAGGTACTACCATGACCAAAGATACAGAAATATCCTGTGTATTGATTAACCACAACCGGCTAATTGTGGGTTATTTGTTTTTAAACCAGGCATCACGTTTCTTTCTACACGCCTCTAAGGTAGGCGCACCCGGATCGTGAAAAACGGGCGCACATTATAATCTAAGCAATCTGTTTCAAATCTAACAATGTCAATAATTTAAAAAACTTATCTTCATAATAAAGAGGCTGTGTGCTCTTTGGATTATTGGGGTTCACTTGATTCTCTCCAAAATTCAACCCCTCACCTGTTATAGACTTAAATTTCTTCACAACGCCTTTACTAGATGGACGTGTTAGTTCAACCATGTAGCCTTTCTCTATCATTTTCTGATTAAACGCTTGTGCACTGATAGAAAGTCCGTTTTCTTTCAGAAGATCACCAGCAGATTTTAATATACCTTTTGATTGGGTATAATCCGGGGTTGGTAATCCAAGAGGGTCGCCAACCTGCTTAATCATAGATAGAATTGAAGAATCATTCAGGTTTAGTAGGTCTTTAACCCCTTTTACCCATTCGAGTGACGCGCGAACCTTTGTAGGCGTAGGTGATTTCAACTGCTTTGCATGTTCAGCAGCTTTATGAAATACCTTACGATAGACCTCAAAGACATCACGAACTTTACGAGCGATGAAGAACTCAAGACATGAAACTGTCAGAAAATAATCAATTCGTATTGAACCGCCTTTTTCTCGCTCCGCTTTTTCACGGAGTGAAGTAAAATCCACATCTTCAATGAATGTCTCTCTCAAAGCCTTTACTGCATAATCTTTTCTTTCATACACCAGCGGCCATACTTCATCCAAATTTACCGGAAATTCTTCACTTGCTTTCGCCAATTTTAAAATAGCGTTGAAATAACTTTTAATTTCTTCGCTTGAACTAGTTTTTGATAATTGCTTCATATTGTTAATTTTTAAAGTGAATTTCTTTTGTAAAGGCCGCTCTAAAGTAGTGCGAGCGACCTTTGATAATCATACGCTATGCTGCTAATAAATCTTTAATCAGAATATTAGTCATATTACCCTCTATGAAAGTCGTGTATTTCACGATTGAACGAATATCTTTGATTTCAATCCGATGAAGTCTATTGTTTTCATCTATTACGGCAACAACCTCTTGCCCGATGAAGTCAAGCCAACCTATAATACCGTTCACGCTTACAATATCGTCTATGCCGACATAATCCGATTGGATGGGTTCAAATGTTCTACCTATAAATCTCATGGCTTACAGTATTATATCGTACAAGAAAGTCTCAATTCTAAACTTCAAAGGCAAATTAGCCTTATACCCTATTAGGTTGGTGACAGTTACAAAGCCGCCACAAGTACCGAAAGAACCCGTATATACTTCGCCGTTGTTCTCAACAGAGAAAGTGCTATTGCAGTAGTTGATTGATAGTAGTTTCATAATCATGCAATCTTTACAAGGTTGAACTTCTTGAATGATCTGAATGCTTCTTTCTCGCAATCCCAGTAAGTAAAAAGATCATCGTTTTTTCTACGCGTATCACTACCTTTGATCTTATCAGCGATAACTTCGTCTTTCATAGTACCGAAAGCCTGACGGATTTCGCCGTTTACCTTCTGATAGAAGAACTGAACTGTTCTTTTCTTCATTTCTTTAGCCAGCTTGTAAACCTGCCAAGCTCTTTTGAGGCAGTCAGAGAAACTTTCACCTGTTACTTTGAAGAAACGCCAGGCGTTACTCATTACCTCTCTCATGTTGCTTTTAAATGTTGTGCTCATAATCGTTGTATGTTTAGTTGTTTATGTGTGTAATCGCTAAGCTATGCAAGTCCAATAATCAACTATGTACTGGATAGCTTCGTCTTTATAGTCTACGTTGTAGAGTTTACAGGCTTCTACTTCTGTCATAGCGGCTAAAGCTGCCAGTTCATTGTTCATATTATCTTCGTTTGTCATAACCTTTATGTTTTGTTTTACACTACAAACATAACATACAAGTTCTGTATAAACAAACAAAACAAAACTTTTAACTATTATTTAACACACTAAACAAAACACTTATATTATGTTTGCATCAGAAATAAACATAACATATATATTATGGAATTAAGAGTAAAAGAGATTTGTAAAGAAAAAGGCATCCTATTTAAGGACTTGGCAGAAAAATTAGGTGTTACAGATGTCGGATTGAGAAAACAGGTTCAAGGCAATCCAACTATCGGGACGCTTGAAAAAATTGCAGAAGCTTTAAATGTTGAATTTACCGAACTATTCGCAAAGCAAGAACCGGCCGATCCCAACACGATCACCTGCCCGAAATGTCACACTAAGTTTAAAATGGAGGGATAAAAATATGAAAGTTATATGTCCTAAATGTGGAAAAAATCTACTAAGACATTCTATGCTTTCGTGGCATATAAAAAGAGCTCATGACGAAGTTAGTCCAGAAGAAGCATTAGAATTAGCTTATAATGCAAAAGTTGTAGATGTTAAAAGAAAATCTAAACGCACGATAGCTTCTATCAATAAGCAAAAAGGGATTGACTTATTAGGAAAGCCTTCTCATTACAAAAAAGAAAAGGCACATTCTATTTATTGGGGAGCAGTAATAAAAACGCCAAACGGTTCTAAATAACCTGATAAACCCACCAAACGCCCCATATGTCGCCAAACAGACGTGGAGCGTCTTAATAGTACATTATAATAAAAAATATGATTAAAGAGTTTGCATTTTCATATTCAGAGTTGATTGTTGGCATTTTGACCTTCATTTCGGTACTTTTTGGATATATAATAAAATCACAACATGATAAGATATTATCAATAAAGAATCAAATATCTGATAAAAAGTACCATGTATACAATGAGATATTTTCCATCTTCTTTGATATAATGAGAGAAGACAAAGGCTATACAAAGAAAACTAAGCCAAATGATCTACCAGATAGAATCATAAATGTAAAAAAAGATTTACTCATTTATGGTACTGATGAAATTATAAAGAAATTCACCGAATGGAATATTAATTGTAGTAATCCAAACCAAATACACAATTTCCAGAATTACCTATCACTATTTATTCTTATAAGGAAAGACATGGGCTACAAAGACAGCAAATTAACAAATAAGGATATTTTAAGAATAATAATGGGCAATGATGATGAATACAAAAAATTCTTAGAATTGATGAAAGAACAAATTACTTAAGCCGGATTCCTCCGGCTTTTCTTTGACACATATACGGTCTTATACATCAACGACTTATACCATTTACCGACACTGTCCACTAAAAAAGCGACACAACAAACAACACAGAATAGACATAGATAATACTTTAAAATATAGACCATTACGAAATCAAGTACCACAAGACAAACACGGCAAGCGACACAAATAATAATAAATATAATATATAAAGAAAGAAGTATATATCAAGAAAGAAAAAGAGTTCTTTCTTGCGTGTACAAATTTTCAAAGGATCTGCTTGGTTGAATCATACAAAATAAGTACTTTTGGGAACTTGTTAAACTTATTACTATCATGAGAATATTATTATCACTTTTAATCTTTGTTTTTACACTTGTCTTTTCCACACATGCAGATGTCTCCATCCCACTAGATATTGAATGCTGTATTTCGATCAATGAGAAACTTGATGAACAGACTGACATTCTTAAACTGCAATATGAATTAAATGCAAAAGACAAACAGGTTATAAATAAAATTTATGAGATAGTTACAGATACTCCAAGCGCTGATATGACATATAAAGATTGGTTTAATATAATAGGCACATTATTTGGATCACTTTTAGGAGCTGTAGTCGCTATATTAGTCTTTAAGAGAGGAATAAAACATGAAAAAGAAAAAGAAGAAGAGAAAAAAAGATCATTACTTAAAGTCATCGCTCTTTCTTTAGATAATATTGAGAAAAAATGTAAAACAAAGGTTCAATATATTGAAGAGTATAATGATTCTGTTCATAAAAAACCATGGGAACATAGTATTTTAAAAATCAATACTATAGACGAGGCCATTAGGATTAAGAGTTTAAATGTTGATTATGTTTTTGACGCTTTCTACGAGTTTAAAATTGATGAAAAGTATTACATCAAATTACATCCTCATTTGGATTATATATATGATCTATTCAAAAGTTTGGACAATGATTACTCAAACCATTCACATCAATATATAACCACGCCATCAAATGAAATACTAAAAATAAATGAACAAATACAAAATGAAAGCGTATTTTTAGCAACAGATCTAGACAAGAATCCATCATTAGTGATATTGGCTATACCCATTTGGAAAATTATAAAGTCCTACAACGAAAAAATCAAGAAAAACAAAACTAATATTGATTTCATAATAAAAAACTCTATTGACCCCCTGCTTCATTTATATATAAATGAAGAATATTTAAATATACCAACCTGTCGACAACTTTTACCTCCTTTAAAGCACTCAAAGGCTCTATACGATAGTATTTGCGAATACAATATCCTTTTTGCATCTCAAGTGCTATCCAAAAAAGAAAGTATCATAAATTGCGCCAACATATTCAATGACATAAAAATACAGATCAACAAACAAACAGGAAATCAAGTTACATTTAACGAGAATAAAACTAAAAAGGAGGAACTTTCTGATGGAACAATTACAAAAGGCTCTATAAAGCCAGTGGATTAAACCGGCTTTATCCTTTTAATAATCTCCCCGTACATCCACTCTATATCCCTTCTGAAATATTTATCATTTTGATGAAGGAATACAATTGTCTCTATGTTGTGAGAAATGAATGTTATATCCTTCAAGTCGATAGCCTCTGCAATCTTATCCCGCAATCCATTTGGCATCCGCCCACCGGCCAACACACTAGGGGCAAATAGAAAGAGAACTATAAAAATGAACTTCTTTCTTTGATGAGCACCCTCTACCCGTCCGGGGCACGCCTGATCGGATAAAAGCTCCCTAAACCATCCATACAACACGCTGATCTGGTTAAGGTCAGTTAGAATCGGAGTTGTCAACTCTGCTTCTCTCTCTGATAGTTTTGATTTCTGTTCTCTGATAGACTTTATTTCTGCAATTTCACTAAACATAGCACGATTAATTTAAAAGTAAGTAGTATATTTGTACTATAATCGTGTGGAGGGGTGACGGTCTGGTAGTGCGGGCGTTGCCTCTCGTGTTTTTAGAATGATAGGTCTTCTTTGGGTGGCTCAGGTTGTGCCGATTGACTGGTAGCATTCTGGCGTTGATTATCCTCTCGTTTACTGCCGAAAGAGAAGAACTCAACCTTATCCGCATGAATTTCGATAACATACCGCTTTTCTCCCTGTTTGGTTTCATACTGCCAGTACCGAATTTACCTTCAATGTAAAGGTACCAGGGGTTTTCATCACACCAATCAAAATACTCATATGCTACAGACCATAAGAGCTCAGGAGAAGAGAAAAGGGTATCTCTTCCATGTTTACTCCTCAATTTCCAAAACTGATTATTCTTCGATGCAGCCATATCTAAAATTCTTATAAAGACAAATATAAGAATAATTTATCATATTGTATATTTAATATCCGACATGATACATAAATCAAAAAACAATCTAGCATTTATTAGATAATATAAATTACTTCGTATCTTTGTAATAGATAACCATAGAACATTAAATTCAATGAATAAAACTTTACTTATCATTGGCAATGGATTTGATTTAAATCTAGGTCTAAAAACAGGGTACTGCGACTTTATAAAAAGCGACTACTTCAAAAAGGAAGTTAATAATAACAATCAATTATGTAAATATCTACTTAATCAGCAAGAACTATATAATTGGATTGATATCGAAAATGAATTAAAAAAATATTCTACAGAAACAGATTCTCAACCCAAGCAAGTAAAACAAGATTTCAAAAACCTTAGTGCTTCTTTAATTGATTATCTTTCAAGTTTACCATATGATAAAATCAATAAAGAATCAATCGCATACCAAATTATTAATGACCTATGTAAAATGGATATTGTAATTATAGATTTCAACTATACTCCTACAACAAAGATTTTATATCCAGAAAAGAAGATAATAAAAGTTCATGGTTCCATAGAAAATAAAGATATTATATTTGGAGTAGAAGATATGGCTGACATAAAAAAAGAACATATTTTCTTAAAAAAATCCTATAATATAAATTTTACGCCAATAGATATTTCTAATTATTTAGAAATATCAGACAGTATAATATTTTTTGGACATTCTTTAGGAGAAACAGATCATACTTACTTTAAAGATTTCTTTTTTTTCCCAGGCAAATCCTACAATACTCCACTGAAAGAGGTATATATATCCTATCATGGTAACGATAGCTACGATAATATAATGATGCAAATAGATACTATGTCCAATCAAAATTTATATGAATTCAAGAAAAGCTATAATGTAAGATTCATTAATACAGTAAATGAAAAATATGACCATTTATAAAACCAACAGTAGCACCCTACAATCAATGCTTTTCAACAGTAACGCCCGACACCACATTCTTCAAGGCTTTTCCGGATCAGACGTTTGTTCTTGTCGCCATGGATACGATAGTTATTTGGATCAATCTTTATATTACTCATACATACAGATTTATATAAAGACAAATATAATAAAATATCATATAGGATACGTATTATACATTATGATATTTACAAAGCACAACTGTTAAGTTTATGGTTCCTTAAATATCATTACATCAAATAAATTTATACCTTTGGAAATTCATACAATAATATCATATGGCTATTATAACTCTCGAAGAACTTATAGAAGAAGGTAAAGAAATAAGAAATGGCATTTCTTACATCAATACATCACCTAATGTAATACGATTATTTAGTGCTTACAAACTACAAAGCACAACACAATATGAAACTTGGAAAAATAAGACTATAAGGTTTTTATCCTTCAAATTTGCAGGAGACAGATGTATTAATGATTTTGAAAAAGCAGCAGAAGCTTTCATTAAATCTTATAATTCACCTAGTTCATTTGATAAATTACTAGGAATACTGGAATCATGTCTTGTTATCCCAGAACTCCCAAAAGTTAAAAATGAGAATAATAAGACGGACAATTCTATACATGTCAATGTTAATCAATCTCAGAATCAATCTCAAGAACAGTCTTTAGCTATTGACATTTTCATTGAGGCAATAAAAGATGAGTTAACAGGCAAACAACAAAAAGAAATTAAAGCAATCATAGAAAATGAATCAGATCCTGTACAAGCTAAAAATAGACTTATAGATAAGATTAAAAGTTTTGGTTCTGATGTTGCTTCAAATGTTATTGCCAATATTATAACAAACCCTGCTATATGGGGTAATTTTTAAACGACCTATTTATAAATTATATACAAATAAAAAATGAACGAATCAATTACAAAACAGGCTTTACCGTCAGAAGAATACATAAAATTGTTGGGAATTGCTCTATGTGTTTTCAATTCAAATAATGCTTTTGTCATTGAAAATATTCTAAATAATAAAGGAAAACATCAATATGATTGGTATAATTTAATTGATACAACATCAGGATCTAAAAAGATGGAAACTGCAATCAAAAATACTATTACAGAAAATTCAGATGATAAAATAGCTAATTTATTTGAAGAACTATGTGATAAGAGAAATCGAATTATTCACAGTTTTCAAATAACATCAAACGGAGAGCAAATATTAGCTACAAAGGAAAAAGAAACAAATAAGCAATTTATTATTACAGAGGACTACCTTAAAGATTTTATTAAAGAGAATGAAAACCTATCAACAACACTCTATAAATTTAGAAGATATTGATATTTGGCACTAAACTCAATACCACAGGAACCGAATCCGGGATTAAATAGTCTCCCCCATTTTTTGATATTCTTCCCAGGTTAATAATTCAGATGACTCTGTTAATCCTAGGGATTTAATACTTTTTATATACTTTTTTTTCTCATCTTTTCCTGAATAATAAACGATGATCCACTTACATCCATCGGAAACAAGATCTTTTATCTTCTCAAAGTATGGCATATCTATTTCGTTTAATGAATGTCCCAACACTATAACATGTTGTACATTGCTTAAAGAATTAAAAAAAATCATATTATTTTCGATAGTTGATTGAACAGGCTTTCTTAATACATCATATAGATATAGTGAGGCTTTTTCAGCATCACTCCAAGGAACTCGATTACTATCGCCATTTTCATCAAATTCAACAATTTCTTTGAGGCTACCTCCGTGCCCAAAAATAAGATCAGAACTATTACTATTTATATCCCCATGTATATGTAAAATCTTTTCTGAAGGGATATTATATAGTTCTTCGAGGGTTAGAGTATAATTAAACGAAACAAATTTAGCATTATTGTCAAATTTTAAATTTTTCCTCAATACCTTTGTTATTGAAAGAGTCTTAAGCCATTCAAGAAAAGAATCACAGATTTCCTTATGCTCATACTCTATTTTCCCAGTGATTTCATCATACATACCAAACCAATCACTCCATTTAGGTTCTTTTTGATCAAACCATTCTTTTTCACTCATAACACTGATATCATGGAAAAACAAGTCACTTTCAAAAGTTCTTAAATCATTTTCAAAATCAGACCACAAATAATCTAGATCTTCTGACAGTTGAAAATAAGTATCAAAAAAAGATTCAAGCTTAGGGTTATTTTCTTTTACATATTTATGAAAATCCTGATATTTAGAATTTATAGAATGATGTAGATCAAATCCATTTCCAATAAGATACAATATACTATCTTTAAAAGTATGCAGATTTGATGAGTCCTTTTTGTTATACATAAATGCCTTTATTTCTTGTTAAATTTTAAATATAAAAATTCTAATGCAATTCTACAAATTTAATATTTAATTCTCTTTTCACAAAATCTGATCACTATACCAATAAATCGACTAAGTGTTCTTTTATAATATGGTACTAACTGAAATCCATTCAGTACCATTCTCGAACTGTTACAAACTAAAATGATTTATCCAAAAACAGTATTTGAATTGCTTTTTTTATTAAAATAATTAGGGTTCTAATTTTTAATTTCTGATATTTGCGAAATAAAATTGCATTACAGTAGCTGTAAGTATAATATCTTGTTCATTGGGATTTGGAATGCCCACTTACTTTGAGTTGTTTGCTCTAGGGGCAACACTATTTTCATTTAAAGATAACCAAAATAATAATGTTCAAAAAAAAGGAAGAAGCATGAAAAAGAAAAATGAAATTTGGAATGCGGTAGGGGTTGTGATTCTGGGCGAGGCAGGATTTTCCGACCAACAAGTAAAAACTTACAATGAAATAATGAGTAATCACAACTCTTCAAGATGGGTTCGAGTCCCACGCCGCCCTCTCAATTTAAAGGAAAAGCCGCTGACAGTATTCTGTAGTGGCTTTTTCTGTTAAATATGAATTAAAAATTGTCCTCTTGGATAACGCCGGTTTGCAATGCCATCAGCTTTTGATCTACCAAATGGCCCACATCCCAAACGTTCACAGGTTGAATCTGCAAATTATCCGCGATTTGCCTAGCAACTTCCTCCGTGACGGGATTGATTGCATAGATTGCACTGGCTGAAAGGAAGCGGGTAAAACCGGACTGTTTACTAGTCGTTGGCACATCTACTCGGAGGAAATTATTTCCTGCAATGTTTTGTTCACTACATTTGCCTGCTATCCGGTTATGTCCGAATAATTCGACAATACACCATAAATTAAAATTCTCATTTGTTTCCATGATTCGTTATTATTTAATTTTCTTATATTTGCCAAACCGAACCGTTAGCTCAGCTGGTTTAGAGCGCTGCCTTGACAGGGCAGAGGTCGCCGGTTCGAATCCGGCACGGTTCACTTTTTAAATATTATATAAGTCACCAACATTATATACTACATGAAGTATTTTTGTAAAGAAGATAATTCAACCAAAGGATTAGAACATTACTCTGCTGACATTCAAAAAATTAAACGAGAACACAACGCTGATCGGAACTCAAAACAGTCACAAAAGTTCTCTTATATTAACATAGCTATTGCAATAGTAACACTTATTGTTTCCGTGATAGCATTAATCCTTCAATAAATACATTTATGTTCTTTTTAATGTCGACTCAATACTTAATTTTCAATTTTTCCGCGTTTGTTCGCCTTGCAAATAAGGTGAGCAAAAGTTCAATTCTCTTCTAATTCCGGTATCGGCATCCAATGCGTTACTACTCCAAAAACCTTATAGGCATTTTCTCCGTAAATTACAAACCCGATATTATTGTCGCAATAATAAGCTGTAGATTTGCTTCCATATTGGCTCCTTACCAAGACGATATTTTGATCACATGGTAACCCTTCCTTAACGCTTATCCAGGGAGACTGTTTGGTACCATCTATAAAACCCTTCGCATATACCTGTCGAAGATACACTTCGATTACGGCTGGTTGGTTTATTCGGTTAGCCAATTGGCTTGCTATATCTTTTAGTTTCATCTTTTTTATCTCCTAATTGCCTGATTTCTTCTTTTAAAGCATCCATGTTATCTTCAATGTACGCCTGGACTTCCGCATTACATTTCTCATTGTTGTATAGCCACATCAAGTATGTAGCCGGAACATTTGCCATTTTCTCACCCTTATATTTTCCCCAAGGCATAAGGGAGTTATCTTCAAGTCTCATATTTATTTCTATTGCTAGTATATACAATTTTAAACCGTCTTCTCTATCGAATGTGCAAATCAAATGAGTTTTGTTATTCAATCTTTTTTGAATATAGCTGTCAATATTTCTACCAAAAACAGGAACATATTTCATAACAACTTAATATTTACGCCGTCAACCTTCGACGGATCAGGTTCATATTCTTTTTCACAAGTTCAAGTATCTGATTATGATACTTTGTATTATTATTTCCATGCCCATAACATTGATTGACCGTCATAGTCGTTAAATTTATTTCGATTGTCTCAATGTGTTTATCTCCAATTCGAGCGGAAAGAACAAGGGAATTAGTCTTTTTATAATACTCATTTGTAAATACACAGTGATTCAAAGCATCCCCTTCTTCTTTAAACTCTTCAACACTACGTAGTACACGTACCACTACAACCCCATCATTGAATTGAACATCAAAGAATTTACCTTTCTGTTCTTGATATTTGAGATTGTCTTCCTTCATCTTTTCAAAAAGTCGTTTCCGTCGTTGTTCTGCATAAATAGCTTTTTCACGATCAAAGGCAGCACGTTCTTTAGCCAATTCGCGATTCCGCTTATTCATATACTCATCATGAGCATTTCTTAAATTAACAGGACAGACATAGTGAGCATTGCGTAAATCCTTTTTGTAGTAACTGAGTAACATCAAATAATCAAGCCACATTTTTGCATCTTTCACCGAATAATGGTTACGCATACATATCTTGATCGATGGCCAGTATCTTTTTATTTCATCATCATATCCTGCACACATTCTACAGAGCAAATCAAACTGACAGGCTTTAAGTAATGTTTCAGCTTGGTTATTTGTACTGATTAGATGAAAGAAGTTAAAAGGATAATAGCCGTACATCTTTCCTTTGAATCCATATTTTCTCCAAACAGAAAGATATTTTCGAACAGGATAACATGCATCGCATCCAACATTGTAGGCATGTTTATCTCTTCCCCTTAATTCCATCTCACTTTCAAAACACCACGCATCACTATAATATTGATGGGTATTAGTAAGTTTTGCAAATGTTTCAAATCTACCATCAGGCAGGAGCCATCGCTGAACAACTTCCGCAATTTTATATTGTGCCTCACAGCCAAATTTGAATTCCTTCTTAATCATAAAATAACGGAATACTTGAAATCCCTGGCATGTTGTTATAATAGAGAAATACTCTGCTTGAAAATCATTCTTTCTCGTACTTGTTTCGATCTTCAACTTACTTCCACAATTGGGACAAAGATCAATTTCTCCATCTTCAAATTTCATTGTATCAGGAAAAACTTCACTACAATGAGTACAAGTAATAATACCTTTTTTCAATCGAAGACCAATACGATCAACGACATTTTCAATAGCCCATTGACGATGTTTCTCAGTAAATTTCGGTAATTGTGCGCTCAGTTTAACTACCAGCTTTTGTAATTTTGTTTTTGGCTTCATGGCTTAATCAAATAAAGATAATTGTAATTTGCTTTCTTCTCTCTTACCTCTCCCCCGCTTAACAGTGGAAAAAACAGGCCGTTCATATTGTATCGACAACTGTTCCACAGTTTGAACCTCAGGAACCTGTTTGCTACTTACAACCCGGCTTTTAACTGAATTACCTATTCTAGCATTCACTTTGATATTTTCCTCTTCGTAATAGTGTATAGCTAAGCCGAACACTTCATTATCAGTCATTACCACCTCATTACCGCGCTTCCGCGCTTCACCTAAAATATACCGGCAACATTCATCAATGTTCTTCTTTGGATTAGTAAACTTCGGAGCAAATAGTGTGTCCTCTGCTGCCCGCTGTTTCAAATAATCAGCGATTACTTCATTAAAGTTTTTTGTTCTCATAGGATATTATTTTTAGTTTAGTTATCTTCTACTCTCTCCGTTCAACTCAATCAGGTTGAACATTTCACCACGTCGATCACGGATATAATCACCGTATTTACGTTCTACATCATTCGGATAAAGGTTTGTTGTAACATAGGTTTTTAATCCGTACTGTTGCCAATAGCTGTACCGAATGTGAAATATATGCTGCATCACGTTCAACTCATTCCCGAAATATTTTGCCGGGATAGGTTCACGGCCGAACTCGTCGAAACACATATCAACCGGGCCCAATGAAGACCATCCGGCATTATCCAGATACCGGCTCAAATCTCCGTGCATTGCATATTCTGTCGTAATCCGGCTACACACATACACCCGGAACCCCCTTTGTAAAGTTTGCATAAACCTGCTGAAAATATACATCAGCGTAGATTTACCGGTACCGACCGGACCGGCTAACCACAAACCTTTTTGGATATCGAGCGATCCCGGTTGTTTCAGGAAATACAGAAACAGGGAATACACGATCGCTCTGTTTCGCTCGTCGATTACAAATGTGCCTTTGGAATAGTGATCTGCTACCCGAAGAAATAATTTCTTATAGGCCGTTAGGTCAATCTTATTTTCCGGCGTATCTGTTACCGGACGCTGGATTGTTTGTCTTACTTCCTGTACTCCTTGCATCTCGTTTAATTTTTTCGTCTAAAATCCATTTGTTTGCTAAACTATCCCAGTCAGTAACCTGTACACCGGTTCCTTTACGCCAACCCTGGGAATTGTAGTGAGAGAAAAATAACCGTCCCTGGTTCTCCCAATCCGGCAATAAGCTGCCGGAAAAGAATTTTAATACATCGTCCAGTACTGGAGGAATAAATTCTTTCTTTGCCCTACCGGATTTCTTTTTCGGCTTTTCTTCCGGAAAAGGCAAATTGTTTTCATGGGGGATTATAGGGGGTATATTATTACTTGTTTTATTTAGTTTATTTATAGGGGTCTGATTAGGTATCAGATTAGGTGTTAAGTTAGGTGTCAAGTTAGGTATTAAGTTAGGTGTCAAAATTTGATACCTTGTTTTATCTTTTTGACCTTTTCCACCGGAAATAAATTTAATTAAACCCGCCTGAGATAACCGGTTCCTGGCTGTCTTCATTGTATTTAATGACACTCCCACATTAGCAGATGTTTTATCATCTTTATGCGTCCAGTTATCCGCCCAGCCTAAACGATTTGCTGTTTTTACCAAGTAAAAATACAGTCTCGTTTCACAGCAGGAGAATTGCCATTGCTCATCCAATTCCCAAAACCGATTTATTAATTCAATATAATTCATCGCTCAATACCTAAATAGTTCTTGACCTCTTTCATAAACTCATTCAATGACCGGCAGACAACGTATTTATTGCCTGCCGCCTCCGCTACCCTCTGCCAGTCCTTCTGCGAATCCTGCTGCGTACCTTTCTTATACTTCATCTCTATGCAAAGGCTACCGTGACCACCTTTTGGAAAAAGTAAAATAAGATCAGCAACACCAGCCCGGACACCCTGCCTTTTGAGATTGGCCGCTTCTATCTTGTTACGTCGGCCACCGTTCGGAACAGCGAAAAGAAGCAGTTTCAATTTTGGAAATTGTAGATTGAACCACTCTATACATGAAGATTGCAGACCTGCCTCACCTTTCATATTGCATTGCTGAATAGTGCACCATCCAGACGACGATCGAACGGAGACGTGCTTGTTTCACTTTTCTTGATTCCTGATTTAGCAGACATTTTCAAAATCATTGCATCGACAGTTTTCTCCGGTACCTGATCATCTGTCCCGGTTACATCGTTTGCTATGTCTTTCTTTGTCTGAATAATATCCCATATCGATTCATCAATTGTATTTTTTCCAAGGAAGTAATAACAATTCACACTATTCTTTTGACCGATACGGTGCGCTCTATCTTCCGCCTGCTCACAATCGGCAAATGTCCACGGGAACTCAACAAAGGCAACTCGGCTACTAGCTGTCAATGTAAGACCTACCCCTGCCGATTTATAATTACAGATGATAAGGTTACATTTCGGATCATTTTGAAACCGATCAACGGCATCCTGTCGTTCCTGGCTGGTATTGTCTCCAACGATGGTAACTGCATTAGGGAATACTTTCTTTATCTCCTGTACAACCTCTTTGAGGAAGGCAAAAACAATCAACTTTTCACCGGAATCAATTATATCCTGGATAAACTCTACGGCTGCCGATATTTTTCCTCTAGCTGCAATTTGTCGGAGTTTCTGCATTTGTACCATCACTTTACCACGTTCGGCCCGTCGTAACTTTTCATCATCAGCATTTTCATAAGCAGCTAAATAACTAAGCAGATCATGTTCTGCATCCTGATATTCTTTTCTGTTTGTGATATCCACATTCACAACCTGACGCATCTTATCCGGCAGCTGATCCAAAACCTTTGCTTTCTCCCTCCGGAAGAAACCGGTATTCCATAATCGCCAGTTTAGCATCTCCAAATTACTTGCCTGCCGTGGTCCCTGCATAAAGTTTGCTTCAAAACTCTTATATCCTCCGAAATCATCCAAACGATTCATAATCTTTAATTGCTGGATCAGGTCACCCGGACCATTGATCGAAGGTGTTCCAGTGAGCAGGAAACGATATTCCTTTCCCTGGCATAACTTGTAACAAATCTTTGATTGCTGTGTCTTACTTGACTTACATCGGTGGCTTTCATCAATGATCACACACTTAAACAAACTGGCTACCGGCTTTAGCTTAATCGACCGGGTTACACCACCGGCAAAGTCTTCAACAAAAAACTTTTTCAATGATTCATAATTCGTAATGAAAACATCACAGCACCCCATTTCGTAATACCGGTGCCAGTTGTTTTTATTCCGATCATCAAGGATAATCGCATCTTTTCCTGTGAATTTCTTCCATTCCCGTTGCCAGTTGATCTTTAGACTGGCGGGACAGATCACCAATACCGGCCATGTTTTTGCTATAAAAGATGTACCGATAGCCTGAAGGGTATTATGAGTTACCACAAATTCATCTGTTAAATACAGTTCATCTGGAGCATCAACCTTGATGCACCGACACTCTTCCTTCCTATCCAGTTCTATATTCTCTATATAACGTGAACAATAGTTTCCTCTCTGAATTTTATATCGCTCAGCTTTACGCACTGTACTGAATGGATTAAACCGCGTAGTAATTATGACCTGATATTCGATAGATTTTCCTTCATTCATGCGATCATATTCCCTTATATGAGCCAAGCCACCTAACGATTGAACCAGCTCTACAACATTATCACATAATTTGCGACTCATTGAGTGATAGATCATTCGTGCCCTTCCACTTGTGATAGACCCATCTGTATCCATCAGACCACGAAGTAACTCAATACGCTGTTCTATATCACCATACAAGTATTCGTTAGGTATAAACTTATCTTCCGATTTGACATCAATGTTCAAACGACGGATCTCGGCTAAAAAATGATTCACATGCTTACCATCCGAATTACATATACAGTATCTTGGACAAGTAGCAATATTATCGCCTCTTAATCGCATGTAATCAGGAAGAAGTTTTTTTATCTTTTGGTGAATATCACTGTCAATATCAGGATTACTGAGACAAACAACACCATTGCATAAATTTCCATCACCAATCAAAGCGCCAAGGATATATGGATGTATTATGTAATTCTTATGCGAATACTTAACCGGATCACACACAGGAATTTCCCAGCGTAATATTGGCTTACGACCACTTGCTTTGCGGCTTGGTGAAATATTCCATCTAAGTCCTTTTTTTAAAATATCCTCCGTACTCATCGTCTTCCATCCTTGATTACGTTTTCTCATATTCACATCCCTGACATTCCACAAATGCTCAAGACCTGCATAACATACAGCACCATCATTGAATGTAAACCGATATACATCTTTTACCCCATGATCGAATATACCGGTAACATGATAGACATTTCCATCCCGTCCAAATAGCTCATCTCCTGCCCTTAAATCCCCCATCTTCCGAAATCCCGATGGAGTGGCAATTAGCGCACTGTAAGGTTCCATTTTTCCTAAACCAGGTTGATCCCCGAAGAAACACCGCTTTTTCTGTAAAGCATAGGCAATACCTTGTTTCTGATATGGGAAAGGTTCTATCTTTAACCCATGCGGTGAAAGTAATTCCGGCATCGGAGGAAGCGTATAGTGAACGTCCGGTCTTGAAGCCTGAGCTCCTTTTTGTACACTTTTCTCATAGCCTTTTTTCACAGCCCAGTTAGCAAAAATGTCGACATAGGCCTTTTGAGTATATTTTCCAGGTGGATAGAAACTTTTAGGTATCACCCACATATTTAGTTTGCTGTCAAACTTCCGTCCAGGAATACGTTTGACAACATCAATCATAAGCGGATGATACTTAAATTGCAGGAAATAATTCTTTTCGTCTTCTTGGATTAACATGCTGCTGCTGTTGCAAGAGGTTGATTTTTCGGTTTACGTCCTCGCTTCGGTTTCTCAACAGTGATCGGAGTAACTACTCCGGTATCCGTATCTACCATTTTTCCGGCTTCAAACGGAGCGTCCGGTACTGCTTCAAAGTCTAGCGTCGTTTGAGTTATAGCAAATTTTTGATTGAACAAATATTCTTTTACTTCATAAATCACTGCCTGTACAGCCAGGTTCAATTCATTAATGTAAGGATATTCAAATTCACTATCCGATGATTCCAACGCCTGAGCAGGAGAACAGAAATCAACTGAACCACCAATTTGAAGATACCGTTCACCCATCAAAATGACCGTATTGGTACTACTATCATTCTTTCCCATTTTGATACCGTAAACATCAGCATTCTTAAAATCATCGTCGTCACCGATCAGATTATCCATTCCAACAATCGCAGCTCGCTGACTTACTTTATCGGATTCTTTCATTTCTGTGAGAAGAATAAAATGAGGAATCAATTTCTTGAATGCATTTGTACAATCAATATGTGCCGGTATCTCAGACTTAACAGCGATGTCCTTGTCACCCTCCGGACGGAACTCCGTATAAGTTACTGTCAACTGACGACCATTCAAAACGGCCTTTTTAATTTTAGGTTCTCTTTCTTCCATACTATCAACGAATTAATGTGTTATACTTTTCCGGGCATGTGGTCATTACTATTGCAGAACCAATCACTAACCGGGTTAATTTTTTCGCTTTCAACAACCTTTTTTCAGTGGCTTTTACTGATTTTACTAAAGTCTGTTTAGCGGTTTCACTCTCATGTTCATGGGCGAGATTCCCAATCTTAACCTGTTTTTCCATCTTAATACCTTATGTGTTCATACCTGTTTGTAAATGAGTTGAAATATTGATCGTCCGGAGACGGTAACCTTATACCGAATTCGCTAGCGGCATCCGCCTGTACTTTGTTGAGAAATACAGTCATTTCAGCCGTATTAAGTTTCGATGTAGTCCGGACGACAATTTCCTCTTTACCATTAATGAATACATTTCGCCAAAGGAACTTTTTACAGTAATATTCATATACATCTTGTTTCAGTGTACCTGTTTCATCTTCTATACAAGTAAGCCACATCCACATAAGGGCATTTTGGTCAACAGTGCGTTTCTTGACTTTCTTCTTTATTTCAAGCGTATATTCACCGTTGGCAACAAGATTAAAGAGAAGCTCGATCGGCTGACCTTGCCACTTGATTACTCCTTGTTCCTTGACAAATCGTGTTTTCATATTTCAGCAAAAATCTTTTTATCAGTGATTAGATCCCGGTTCACTTCCAAAAATTCAATAAACCTTTCACAATGCCGGGCTAATAGCCCCTGGCTTTGCTGATGATCGTATTTATAAAGTTCTGGGTATTGTACTCCGGTAATGAGAGGAGTTCGGCTTGTGCCTCCTTTCAGATGATAAGCAGTGTACTCAAAAGAATCAATATCTTTAACAAGACCGGAAGAGATAAGGCAATAAGGATACACATGTCGTTGCCAACCATCTGAGTACTTTCCAAACTCATACCGGGAAGTTGTCTTAATATCGTACACCCTATTACGGTTCAGTTCATCAATGTATCCGTACAACTCAACGGTTCCGTATTTGGTAGGGAGAACAGCTTTTACAAATAACTGGCTAACAGACCCATGAAAATATTCTGCTGCCTTACAGCAGAAACGATAAGAAAAATAAAATGTTCTGTTGTTGTATGTCGCTGTAACTACATCGGCATTGATATCCTCTATGATCTGAGTTCTTACCGGTTTTCTATGGATAAAGTAATCAACAATATCATTGAATGCTGTACCCTTATCTGCGGCTTCTGAATCGAACGGAACTCGATTAATACTGTTGAGTAGAGACTGTTTCATTTCAGTCTCTATCTCTTCATACGTCTTTTTATAATCCCCTGTCTCCTGATCTTGATTGAAAAAATGCTCAAACTCACGATCCACATGCAGATACTTTTCAAACTGATCTAAAAGAGACGGGTAGAATTTATACTTAGGCTGTTGCTGCGGCATCGGCTGATTCATATTTCTTAGTTAATTTGTTCAACTTTAATCCCAGGCTATTACATTTATCCCGGATCATCAGACCGGCTTTCAGTTTGCTATCCCAAATATGTTGTAGCTTTCCCATGTTTTCAGTGACAGCGTTGGCGGTATCAGCATCAACAATCAACTCTACATTTTCCTTTACCACATCAATCAAAGCCTCATAATCATTACTGATATCTGCCTGCTTTTTCAAATAAGCCTGATAGCTATCGAATATACTTGATAAGAAAATATTTTGTCCGGTAACATTGCCGGAAGCATCAATAATGATTGGTATCTTCTGCATGGGCGGGAGATTACATGTGTTCTTTGCATAGAATTTCTCTGTAGGTGACCAGCTAATCGTGCGTTCACTACCTATCGCTTGCATATAACCAACCAGATCAAGTTCTTTTATTAAGTCCCCCGCGGATGATCCGCCAATCTCCGGACGAACAATCCGATTCTCTCCATCTTTCTCTTCTCGTTCATGGGCAACAAAAATCAAATTCTTACCCATCATTGAACATTGGGAAAGGAAATTGATAAACATTGTCTTACGAACTCCATAGCCTTTCAAAGAAAGGGAACCGTCACGCTGTCCCAACTTCGGATCGTTTTTGATAATATAGGCAGACATAAAATCCAGCATCTTCCCGGCAGTATCAATAACGATTGTTTTAAATGGAGATAAATCTTCCTGCAATGCCTCAATCACCATGTCCCAATTTTTCACCTGTAACGTCGGACACTGAAAAGCGCCATTCACACGCTTTACACCTCCATCAAAATCCAATAATACCGGAGAAGGAGTAGACAAACCTAATGTTGACTTACCGAGACCTGGCTGTCCGTAGATCAGCGCTTTGATTGTTGTAGAAACTTCCAGTTCGGAAGGTTGTTTGAATAAACTCATAGCTTGAAAATTAATTTGTTAGTAATATTATTTAGTATTCTCTTTTTTCTTCAATTGTTTTTCCGTTACAACGACCGATACACCAAAAACACAAGCCCAGAAAAAGACATTTCCAGGTTCCCATTTATCTGCGTTACACACAAGAAATAAGCATCCGAAAGACAGGAAAAAGAATAGGAAGGATAATAGTAGTTTCATTGTGATTTTCGATTTAGGTATTGTGTTATATCACTCTCTTTATACATTACCTTTGCCCCTATTCGGGTAGGAATCAATTCGCCACGTTTTTCTAAATTATTCATTGTCCGGTCTGTTACCCCTAACTTTTGAGCAGCTTCTTTCAATGTTATCAGACGGTCTTCAAATTGTCTTCGCAAGGGAGAAAAACGCTTATCTAAAACCTTGTCAACAGCAATCTCTATCAAATTAGCCAGTTCTGTCACAGGCATTGATATCATTAGTACAGCTTTAGTATCCATTATTATGCAACCATTAATTCATATTCAAAACGTCCTCTTATCCTCCGGGCTCTACATGCAACCTGATCCCAATTTCCCCAAGTTGAAAGAAAGAGAGATAGAAAAAAGATTGCTAACATTTGCCGGGCATCTTGTAGATTAAATTCAATCCCATATATCAACCGGAAGAATTCTTTTATCAATCCAATCTGGGTAGTTACACCCAGTTTGGCCATTGCCGACTTTATCTGATTTTTTTCGGTGTGTTCCGATACACAGCGTTTATCGGCTGCCACTTTTACAACCTCATGTTCTGCCAGATAAAGTACTGCATCCGTTTCCGAAGCGGTTAACGGAATCATATTTGAGACAGTTTTCTTTTAAGTTCCTCCGCCATCTTTTTGCGTTGAGCAACTTTAGGTTTTAGATACGCGACAGCCTCACACAAAACTTTGTATTCGGCATCATACCATTTCTCTTCATCAGGGCCTTTCTCATGTTTCATCATAGTATTAAATGTCTGGTGTGATACACCAGCTCGTTCACATATGGCCTTTTTATCTCCGTACTGTTTGTTTATACGGATAAATTCAATTGCTTCTTGTGCAGTCATAATTAATTTTATTATTGATTTGATGTGGTCAACCGGGAATTGAACCCGGTAACAAGCCTGGCAGAAAAATGAATATATTGTCAAATAATTTTGTTTACTCCGCTACACTTGTGACCGCCTGCTCTAAGTTGGTGTTCTCTCCTTCATATCGCAGACTCATTTAGTGGGTTATTTACTCGTAACCAGCGTGCCTTCACGCCTTAACGGTTACATATCATATCTCGTAGTACGTCAAAGATCGTTTTCAATGTGGACGGTGCCGGTATCGAACCAGCCTCTTTACATCGTGCGCACTCTGTAATGTTTCATCCCAGATTACTGACCGCCCGTGTGCCGGGACTCTCACCCGGCTGAACCTTATTTTAGTCAATCATTAGCCTGCTTCACAGCGGTTTTCTACTTTGGTAAATTTGTTTCCTATCAGTGTATATCCGATGCGAAAAGCTTCATCAACAACAAAGGCATACAATCCAGCAAACTTCTTCGTGTTTATTGCCAATGTTTCAGTTGAATAGAATTTGTCTGAATAGACAACCTCATAATCCCGATCGGCACGTTGTACATGGACTGAAAAATATTTCTGGTTAGTGAATATTGCAATCGTAACTTCCGTTCCGAAACATTCACATTGTACCACTTGTACCATCTTTAAAATATCTCTTAATTCATTCATGGCTACCTCCTTCCTACACCCAGAAATCAATGATGTACTGAACAGCCTCTACTTTGCTGTCAACGTTATACTCTCTGCATGCTTCTTCTTCTGTCATGCTTACTAAAGTTTCAATTTCCGCTTTCATTAGTTCAATCTTGTTACTCATATCGTTTACTTTTTTATAAATTGACTATATCAGGTTATTTACTTTTCTTATATTTGCTATTTACTTTGTATTGTGATTATTGTTTGTTGCTAATCACATTGCAAATATACAATCATTTTTGATTGTCTCAATTAATTATGATTGTTTTATTGGTTAATTATATTTAATTTGATTTTATGACTTTAAGAGAGATATTGAAAAAAAAAGGCATTACATATAAAGTTGTATCCGACGCCTTAGGCATACACCCTAATAACATGCCTCGTTACGATGATTTAATGAAACGTAGCGTAGAGGAAATTATAACCATTTCCAAAGCCACCGGGATTGAAGTATCAGAATTGATTGGATTTTCATTGCCAAAGCAATCAGAAGAATTTGCTCCTATCACTAACGAACGACTTCTTTCTATCATAGAAAGTCAACAACGAACTATTGAGAACCTCTCTAAAAAATAAGAGGTATGGATCTTAATAAATATATACCTATAAATACAAATGAAAAAGTGGATGCCATAATAGACGAACTATTACAGCGAAAACCACCAATATCTATTGAATTTGACATTCTTAAGAGAATAAATAAGTTCAAGACTCAGCTATATTTTAAAGAAAGATTTAGCGAGATAAAACCTTTGATTTCTAAAAAGGTTGTTAATAACCAATCTATAATAAAACAACTTAGGTCTAATGAAATTGAATATTCGAAAACAGAATTCAAATTAGCTGCACTACTTTCTAATTTACCAATATATGAGATTAGTAATCTTATCGGAATTCCATCTAATACTCTTATTCGCATTATAAAACAACGAAATAAAGATTGTCCTCTTTTTGATAAACAGTCACTTTTGAATGACAAATACATATCTTCTTGCATGGAGTTCTTTTTATCAACTTATGAAGCTAAACAAAATAAGGATAAACGGGAAAAACTACAACAAGAATTCCCTAATAGAAGATTACTTGAAGAAAAATTTAAGCCTTCTTTTGGAAAAGAAGGAAATTATAGAAAACTCATTTATTATGGACCAAAAACGTAATCAACGTGTACCCCGCACCCGATCAAACGGTAGACTTAAAGTCATGCGAGGCTATATTATCATGTAATACGGTCTTCTTACCCACCACCGCAAGGATACCTGCAAAAGGATTACATTTTTTATACTCATTACAAGATCGAAAACAATTAAACTACATTGCGAGCTGGAAATATCTTTCCTCTCAATCTTTTCATTCATATAGCCTTGTTTACATCCCCTGCATGTATCACGGCATTTCTGCTAACATACGCTTAATTCAACAAGGTCTTTCATGACACCTAACTCAAAGATCGAATTGGATACTTTTTTATCAAATTGACTACATTTAGTCATTTTGAATGATTATATTTGCTATTTACTTTGTATTGTGATTATTGTTTGTTGTTAATCACATTGCAAATATAAAACATGTTTGATTTAAAACAAAGAAATAATCTAACATTTTAGATCACAACTCATATGCTATAAAACATATTATATGGATAATATTGAATTACCAGTTATTAATCAACGCATTAAAGAAATAATAGACGATCAAACAAAAGGAAATGTCACTGCATTTTCTCTAGCTTTGGGGTATACAAGTGCACAAAAAGTTAATAGATTATTCAAAATTGATTCAAGAACTGGAAAATATCCTGTTCCATCTTCAACCATAATATCAGACATATCTAACAAGTTTGATATAAATACAAACTGGATTGTTTCAGGGATAGGGGAAAAACATATTACTTCTAAACAAAATGAAGCCATACAAATAATTAATGGAGGTATCATGATGGTTCCGCTCGTCAACCAATATGCACAAGCTGGCTATATGATGGGTTGGGCTGACGTAGCCTACATTGAAACACTTCCTAAAATCCCGTGGATTGTTGACAAAGAATATAAAGGTAAGTACATCAGCTTCGAAGTCAGAGGAGACAGCATGGATGACGGTATGAAGCACAGCTATGAACAAGGGGATATTTTGCTTTGCCGGGAAATAGGCTGTGATTACTGGAAAAGCAAATTACATATCAACGCATGGGATGCATTCGTCATCGTACATAAGACAGATGGTATTGTACTCAAACAAATAGTTGACCATGATGTTGAAAAAGGAATAATTACCTGTCATTCCTTCAATCCGATTTATCCAGACTTTACGGTGGACCTCAGAGATATAGCGCAACTATTCAATGTGGTCAAACAACAAAAGAATAAGTAAAACAATATGAGAAAAAACATGGCATAGAAGTGCCTAAATAAAAATCACTAATTAAACATTTCACAAAATGAAGAAAACATTTTTACTATTACTGACCATTATTGCATTATCTAGCTGTGTCACTAGAAGCTATTATGTTGAAACAGGAAGTATTGATTATAGTCAATACACAAAAGAAGGATTTTTTATAACTGAAGCATCAGCAGTATCTTTCGATTACGAGCCAGTAGCATCTGTATATACTATTGTATATAGTGGAGAGGACAAAGAGTGGGCAAAAAAACACAAGTCCAAAGAGAATCCTTTTCCTTCTAATCGTAGAAAGGCTTCATACTCTGATGGTGTAGATGCTATATATAAAGATGCTATCAGCAAAGGAGCAAACGGTATTATGGGACTTAAATACCATTCAATACATACAAAAGATGGACTTTTAGATTATGTCCATGTAGAAGGCATGGCTATTAAAAAGAAATAAATGCTTTATATCTCCTATATAAAAACTAAGAATATGTTAGCGAACGAGAAGATTACAGAAAACAGGATTATAACCGACCGGTTCCTGGCTATCATGTACCAGCTGATCGGATTAAGGAAAATAAAAACAAAAAAACAATTTGCGGAGTCCGTCGGCCTCGCATCCTCTAACATATACCGTATGGAGATTGAAAACACAATGAATGTACCCTTGTATGCTATTCGCATGGCATACGAGCGGTACAATATAAATCTTGAATATATATTTACTGGAAAAGGAAAAATGTTTAATGAATAACCGCTCTATTGCCATCTGTTACGGTCAATACACACGTTCAGAGGACAAAGAACATCACTGCTGGGTCAACAACCGTTGTCCGGGCTGGGGATGCCGTAAACTTAATGCAATCGGTCCACAAAACTCATGCCCGGCAAGTGCTTTTAAATTTTGGTACTCATTCGGCAAGTTTACAAACAAAAAAATGAAGTTTTGGAAAGTTGATAAAGAAGAACTACTCAAGCAACTGGAAAGGGAAATAGAACGTTTTGATATTATCGAATGTCCTGTATTCAATATTGATAAAGCTAAAGCGATGATAGCATCATTCCCAAATACAATACATATCGACGGAAACAAATATGTTTTACTGGAAGATTCCAAAACAGGAAAAATATTAGGTATTTCACATTGGGATGATCCAGACGATTATTTAAACATGGATGATTACGAAGTAAAATGGCAGGATTAGAACCCAAATTCATATTAAAAGAACCGAATAGAGGAACACATACCCTTATATACCTCTTCCTCAATTGGAAAGGTAAACGGTTAAAAATCTCTACATCAGAAACTATTATCCCGGAATACTGGGATAAGGACAACCAGCGTCCAATATCGAATAAAAAACAATTAAGAACCCTTGCTCCCATCTTACAAAAGGAACTTAGCATTCTTTCCATCAAGTTAGACGAGATTGATCTGTTCGTTAACGATCTAATCCTTGACCTAAAAAGAGACAAGACTGTATCACTCGACACGATACAGAAACGAGTCTTAGAATTTTTAGGTCGTAAAATGATCGAAGAAGTAAAACCCGTTAACTTCATTGAATACTTCACGTCTGTGGTCACCCGGATGGAAAACGGTACATATCTAACCGACAAAGGGACAAAATATTCTCCTAACACTATCAAATCATACAAATCAAACCTATTGTTGTTGACTGATTTTGAAAAAGAGATCGGTTGCATTAATATAGAAGAAATAGATATTGATTTTTACAACAGTTTACTCCAATATTGTAATCAGATTGGATTCCGGACCAATACAACAGGATCTGTTATAAAAAGAATAAAAGCAGTACTACATACAGCTTTTGAAGAAGGAATAAGTAAAAACACTATATTTCAATCAAACAACTTTAAAGCTGTCAAAGAAAAAGTTTATAACATATACCTCACATCTGAGGAATTGAAAAAGCTGATAGACTTACCGCTATCCGGAACATACGAAAAATACAGAGATGTATTCCTGATCGGTTGTTATGTAGCACAGCGCTACAGCGACTACAGCAGAATCTCTCCTGAGCATATCCAAACAACAGGAAACGGAAACAAGGTCATTGATTTAGTACAAATCAAAACTAAGCAACGCGTATTGATCCCCTTCTTATTTCCAGAGCTTGACACCTTATTACAGAAATATGATTACAAAGTACCTAAAATAGTAGAACAGCCATTCAACCGAGCACTAAAAAAAATCGGAGAACTGGCCGGTATCGACAAAGAAGTAGTTTTGACTGAGAACATAGGTGGTGAAACAAAAGAGCGCCTGGTAAAAAAATACGAGTTGATCACCTCACACACCGCACGCCGTACCGGTGCAACAAATTTATTTTTACTTGGCTACTCCGCTATACAAATAATGAAAGTAACCGGACATACTACCGCTGAAAGTTTGATGGACTATATAAAAGTCTCATTGGAAGAGAATGCTGATAAAATGGCTACCCAAATAGAAACTGAGTAAACAATCAGAACAAAATGTCCCCTATTATGTACCCCGTAAATGAAAAATCCCTTGCAAGCCATAACTTACAAGGGATGATTTTTAAAGTTGTTGTTCTACCAGGGCTCGAACCTGGAATTTCAGGACCAGAATCTGACGTGTTACCATTACACCATAGAACAATTTTTATTGTCTCGAGTAGTATGTTTCTCGATTACGGGTGCAAAGATACGGACATTTTTTATTCTTGCAAATATTTCGAGAAAAAATTTCATCAAAATAAACATTTTTCTTTTTCTCCTGTTTTGAATTTACAGGGTTTATACATATATTAAATAGAGAAAGCATGCAGATAATAAATTAAGAAGTATATTTGCAACTTCGAAAATTATTCAATAAAAAATAAATGGATCAAACAAAAGAATTAGTAAACACAATTGTTGAAGGCCTACAAGAGAAAAAAGGCAAAAATATTGTAACCGTAGATTTAACCCAACTATCCGGAGCCGTATGCCAATATATGGTCATATGCGAAGGGAACACTCCTACTCAGGTATCAGCACTTTCTGATTCCGTGTGGGATTTCGCGCGCAAAAAAGCGGGCGAGAAACCTTTGTCTATTGATGGCAACCAGAGTGCCCAATGGATAGGGATGGATTATGGCACGGTTCTTGTACACATATTCTTGCCGGAGCAACGCGAGTTTTATAATCTGGAGACCCTATGGTCTGACTCTAAAGTCACCCAGATCCCGAATCTCGATTAAGCCGGATTAATATTATCGAATTCAAAGTATGGAAAATAAAAACGACATGTTTAATAAAGTGCCGAAGAACAATAAGCCTAAAATGTTCAAGTTTAACCTGTATTGGATGTACGGGCTAATTTTTATGATGCTTATTGCTCTGTATCTGACGAACGATTCCTCGGCATCGAAAGAATTGGGATGGACCGAATTCCAGAAACTGGCCCAGGATAATGTCTTTGACAAAATGGCTGTCTACAACAAGAAAAATCTGGTGGAGGCCACTGTCAAGAGCGGTAAGAAAGCATTAGTCTTTAAAAGTGACAGCACGACTTTAGGCACAAACCCAAAAGTGTATGTCAAAATACCGTCAGCAGACAAATTTTCCGATTTTTACGACAAAGCGGTAACAGAGAATCATATTGATACTCAAGTACGATATGAAGAAGGCGACGATGCCATATGGAATTTTTTGGTTTCTTTCGGACCGATCATCCTGATCATTGTTGTGTGGATCTTCCTGATGAGAAGAATGTCAGGCGGTGCAGGCGGTGGTCGTCGTCGCCCTGATCTGCGCCGCAGGCATGGCACTGGGCAAGGTGCGCATCGGCGGCATCTCGCTGGGCGTCACGTTCGTCTTCTTCGTGGGAATTCTGGCCGGTCACTTCGGACTGTCGGTCGACGAAGAGATGCTCGAATATGCCGAAAGCTTCGGACTGGTGCTCTTCGTCTACTCGCTCGGATTGCAGGTGGGGCCGGGCTTTTTCAGTTCGTTCCACCGGGGCGGCGTGCGACTCAACCTGCTGGGACTCGGCGTCATAGCGATCGGCACCTGCATGACGATCCTCCTGAGCCGCATCACCCCCGTAGCGCTCCCCGAGATGATGGGCGTCCTGTGCGGCGCG